TTGTACAGCAGTTGGACAAATTTGGAGCGCATCAGCAGCGGGCTTGGCTGAGGCGGCGTGACCGTTTCTGTAATATAATAGCCAGTGCTCGTTTTGGCTTGACTATATATCGCGGTACTGGCGGTGGCTTTCCACTTCTCGCCGCCATCCAAGTTATAAAGCTGCACCAAGGGAGTGGGCCTTGAGGGCGCAGGGCATTTAATGACGCGGCCGTTCTGTATCAGCTCGTGCTTTCCAAGCTCATCCATCGGATGATCAAGTTCCAGCTCATACGCGCCGCCCTGCTCTTCATGTATTTCCACATAAGCAGGGTCCAGCCTGCCAAGGCCCATGGTTTCAAAGCGCTCATACCCGGCTTCGTAAATATGGATCATAGCCACCTCCACCGGGGCGTGATGGTTATCTTTGTTATGGTTCCTGTCCAGATAATCGAATTAGCGCCTACGTCTAAGGTCGGCCACACGCCTTCGATGCTTTCGCTCATGTTCTCGGTCATGTCCGTGTTCATCGCCATGCCTATCGCTGTGTCGATCCGTATCGCGCCCGACAGCCCCTTGATAGCCGTCTGCCGCCCATTAATGGCAAACACCACATCGCCGCTGCCTTCCACCTGCAATACCGGTCGGCTATCAATCTGTCCGGGGTTCAGCACGCTTCCCATGCCGGTAAGGATGATGTCTTCTTCAGGTATCGCGTTTTTCTTGTATGGATGGCACACAAAAGGCAGGGCAAACGTGCGCCAGTCGCGAATCAGCTTATCCAGGCTCAGCTGGCTGTCTATCCTCGCTTCGTAGGCGAATTGCGGTTCGTTGCCGAAAACCACATCGCCGGCGCCCCTAAGCCAGTTGATCAACTCCTGGATGTCGGCGCCCGGCTGAATGGTGCACATGCACGGCTTGATAACCGTTTCATGCACATCCTTGCCTTCCGTCAGCGTCAGGCTGCCGGGGCGTCCGGGCACAATAACCTGCGTGGTGCGCTCTTTGGCTCGCATAATAGGCGGGTATTCGTTCACCACGATGCCCTGCGCGCGTGAGTTGATGCCTTTCCACTCAAAATACGGTATTGTTGCCATCGCGCCCCCTCTCCTTTCTTTATGGCGTCAGCCGCCCGCCTACCGCCGCGACGCGCCGCCTGTTAAGCGCCGCGATCTGCTGGCTTATTAAGTTCACGTCCGTTTCATTCCTTGCCACGTACTGCCCGATATGCACCGTCGCGTGGCTTGAATGGTCATAATTCACAGTGCCCTGCCTTCCGCCCGGCCGCGCGCCAAATCCGCCCACGCCGCCTTGCAGCGTTGCCATGGACGCTCTCAGCAGCTTCTCCAGCCTGTTTACTTCCAGCATGGCCGCTCTGTACATTTGCCGGATGGCATCCACCATGGCGTTTTTGTTGGCCAGGATGCCCTGCGCAAGACCGGCGGGTATCTGCCTGCCCATCGGCTCTACCAGCCGGCTTGGGCTTCGTATCTGGAATAGCGAGCTTATAGCGCTTACCACCGCGCTTTGCATAGGCCTTAACTGGTCGGCGGTAAGGCTGCTTTCGGCCCCCGCGTTGATGCCCAGCTTCATGCCCTCAACCACGTCCTCGCCCAGCAATTGGCCGCCCGTTTTCAGATCCACCAGCTTTAGCATGTCAAGCAGCGGGCCCTCCACCGTGGTTGGGTCGATGATGTCAAAAGCCTTGGCGTCCATCATCCCCTTCAACAGCTCAGCGATGGGCTGGAAACCAGGGTCATCGGCTGCCGCTTGCACTTCGCCCGCCAGCTGCGTCTTAATATCAGTTACAAGTCCCTTGGCATAACCCTCGGCCGTTGCCACAGAATCCGCATCGCCCGCTTTGCGGTAAATATCCATCAACTCCCTAAGCTGTGAAGTTACATACTGCTCCAGCGGGGCCCCCGCGCCGAATACCTTATCCCACTCTTTCAGGTAATTCTCGCCCACCTCGCTATCATCGATCTGATTGAGTTGTTCCATAGTGGTATGCAGCTGCCCAATGGTGGCCAGCAGCTTTTCCGCCTCAGGATTGCCTTTGGCCACACCCTCGGCTATGGCTTCAAACATATCCTGATAACGGGCGTTAATGCTTGTTACGGTTTGCGCGTACGCCTCTTGAATAGCCGCCGCCTCATCCAGCGTTTGAGAGGTTCGTTTAGCCTCATCCCTTGCTTCTTTAGCCGCGGCCAAATCCAGCGCTTGTGACCGCATCACATAGCCAAGCGATGTTCCTAAGGTTTCAGCGTCTCCCCGTCCCTCGATGGTTAGAGCGTAATCCACCTTGGCCACACTTAACGCCTGGTCGTGTGTTTCAAAGATTTCTTTGCGCAGCAAGCCCACCTTTTCAATCGCCGCCTCCAAGTTGGCAATCTGCTCGGCTGTCGCCTCGCCGCCCTGGTCGCGTATGGTTTGCAATAACTTTTCATACTCACCCACAGCCGCCTCGAACTCATCAACCTGCGTGGTCAGCTTATCTTCAAACTCACTGACAAGCTTGTCTTTCTCCTCATCGCTCAGCAGCTTGCCGTCTTTATCCACCGCGCCTTCAAGTGTACGCCTATAATCCGCGACTTCAAGCTCAATAATCTTCCTCGCCGCCTCAATGTCGGGCTTGATTTTTTCATTCACAAAATCACGCAGCGCCGTGTATTCCTGTCCGGTCAGTTTTTTATCAGCGAACGCGGAATTAAGCTGGCTTACCATCGCGGATGTGTCCGCGTCCACCAGCACGCTTATTTCTTTCTTGCTTTCAGCGGCGGCGATGCCTTTGTTAATCCCCTCTGTTATAGCGTTCTGGCTATCCTCGCCGATGCTCAGCTTGATGTTGCTCAGCGCCTCCTGCGCTTTTTCCGCGCTTGTTTTGAGGCCGGCTAATTTTAAACCAAGCGCGGCCACTGCCGCCGCGCCCAAAACGGCCCATCCGGCAGGCCCGGCCATCAGCCTGGTCACGGTAGAAATTGCGCGGGCCATCCTGCCAATCATCAGCACGGCAGGCCCAATGGCCGCTGCAATTCCGGCCCATTTCAGGATGTTCGCCTGAATCGCCGGGTCAAGGTTTCGGAAACCCTCCACCAGCCCCGCCACCCAGTCCGCCGCTTCCCGGATATAGGGCGTCAGCTTCTCACCAATTTCGATAGCCGCCACCGTGATGCGGTTTTGCGTTCTTTGCAAAACGCCGGCTAAAGAGTTGTTGCGCTGCTCCGCCTCACGCGTTAAAGCGATGTTTTCGCTCCAGCCCTGCCTCGCGTGCTCAAGCGAGCGCGTCAGGATATCGCCGGCGCCCGTCAGCCTTTGCAGCGCGTCCAGCACCCTGCGCTCGTTATAGCCCATTTCCTGCAATGTCAGCGCCACGTTGCCGCCGCTGCGCTCAATGCGGCCCAACCCTTGGATAAAAGCGTCAATGGCCTTGGCGGGCTCGGCGGCCCAGGCCTGCTGGAACGCCGCTGCGCTCATGCCGCTTACTTTGGCGAAGCTTTCAAGCTTCTCGCCGCCTTCAGCCACGGCGATGCCCATGTCCATCATCACCTTGCTCATGGCGCTGCCGCCGCCCGCGGCCTCCAGCCCCAAGGAGCTAAGCGCCGTCGCCAGCGCCAAGGTATCCGCCTCGCTCAGCTTGGCCTGCTTGCCGGCAGCGGCCAGGTTCATGGCCATATTCACAATATCCCGCTCGGTAGTCGCCGAGTTATTACCCAGCTGCACCACGGCCGAGCCCCAGCGGTCAAAGTCCGTCTGGTTCATTTGGTAGATGTTGGCGAATTGCGCCGCAGCGGTCGCCGCCGCGTCAGCGCTCAGGTTGGTGGCGTTGCCCAGGTTCACCATGGTTTTTGTAAAGTCAAGGATATTCTGCTGCTGAATGCCCAGCTGCCCCGCGGCTTCCGCCACGCCGGCAATGCCGTCCAAGGCCATGGGCAGCTCGCCCCCTAAGTCCATCAGCCCCTCACGCAGGCTGGCCAACTGCTCTTCGGTGCCGTCCACCGTTTTTTGCACGCCTACCCAGGCGGTGTCCCAGTCAATGGCCGCCCTGCTCGCGGCTACGCCAACTCCCACAATAGGCATGGTCACACGCGTGGTCAGCCTGCGGCCAATGCCCAGGGCCCTGTCGGCCACCACCCCGGCCGCTTCCGACGCGTTGCGCATGGCGTCCCTCCACGCGCCGCCATACTGGTTCAGTCGCCTGGTGGCATCCTCCAGCGCGGCTTCCGTTTCCCTCACCCTGGCATTCGCTTGCCTTTGCTGCGTTTCATTCCTCTGGATAGCGCGCGCCGCGTTGGTCATGGCCCTGTCGTTGGCCACCACCGCCGCCCTGGCCTTGTCCAGCTCCTCGGCAAGCGCCCGCGTTTCCTCGGAATCCTTGCCTTTGGTTCTGACCGATTCCTTATAGGCGGCCTCCGCGTCCTTCACGGCCTGCGCCAGGCTTTCCTGCTTGCCCTTGGCCTCTTCCAGGCGTTTGCTCGCCTTTTGCACCTCGGCCGCATAGATCGCCGCCATCTGCTTTTGCGCGTTCAAAGTATCGGTTAGCTGCTGCACCTTGGCGCGCATGCCCGCCGTTGTGTTTTCAAACCCTTTCACGCCGGCGGAAGCTTCGGCAAAGGCGGCGTTAGCGTCAGCAACAACGGCGCGCAGACCGCGCAGGTTCTGGCTCGCGCTGCTGGTATCCGTGGTCAGGCTGACCACCAATTGTCTAATTTCGCTCATTCCTTACCTCGCTCCTACCGCCATAAATGGCAAATCATCAATCGCTTCCGCCCCGTACAGCGGGTCCTTCCTCGCTTCCTCCCGGCTTATCAGCGCCAGGTAGCCCGCGAAGTCCATTCGGTCTATGTCGTGAAACTTATAGCCCTGCGCCATCAGGCTGGTGTAAATGCTGTCTATCAAATCCTGCGTTGACCTTATTTTTTCGGGCGCTTCTCCGTTGTCATCGCAGGAATCGGAAAATCCGTCAGCACCTTCGTGCCCATGTTTAGTACCGCGATATACAGCGCGAAAATGTCCTTAAGCAAATCATCCACCGGGTAGTTGTCATACACCTCATCCCGGTCAAACTGGTCTTCAAAAGCGCCGCAGAACCAGTCCACCAGCGCGTCTTTTTCATCATCCTTCAACAGGGTCTGCTCATCCTCCTGGATGCGCTTGTAAACCCTTTCCACCTCGCCCATTGTCCTGTACGTCCGGCCTTTGAAATAGGGCACCGTGTAGCTCTTACCTCCAAGCGTTATTTTGTGCATATTGCCTCCTTGCTAAAATCCCCCGCCCGAATCGTTCAGGCGGGGGTCGGTTGTTTGTTTTCACGTTATACTCTTAGGATCAGGTCCCGCCGGACGGCATGGTCGGCGTAATCGGAGCCGTGAAGAAGTTCGTAGCCTCGGTGGAGTCTTCGGTAATGTACTGCTTCAGCCCGTCAGAAATTCGGCTGATGCCCCTCAGCGTCATCTTGCCCCTCTGCCGGGTGATGGTGCTGCCCTCCTTCGTGTGGTACTCGGCGCCCGCGAAAGCAGGCTTTACCTTGTACAGCACCACATATCGGTAGCCGCCTCCGGCCTTCGCGCTCTTGGCCGCCTGGAAAGCGATCGCGCCATAGGGCGGCTCGTCACCTTCCTTGACCACCACGCCGCCCTTGGTGCTCAAAGAGTGCCCCTGCAAGGCGGCCAGGTTGGCCAGCGTAAAGCCCACCGTCTCTACCTCGATGTTGTACGGAGCGTCAGGGGTGACGCTGTCCCATTCAACGTCATCGGCGTGCACAATCTCCGGATCAACGTTTTCAGGGTTGATTTTGGCGTCAATCGCGCCCGCCAGCGTGACAGCCGCGCCGTAGGTAGTCCCGGTGGATTTGTCTTCCGTTATCGGAAACCAGGTCAGGTTCTTAAGTCCAATAATCATTTCTCATGTCCTTTCAGGCTATAGCCCATTTTTTTTAAGTGTTTCAGAAAGACCCTCGCCCAGCCGCCGGAGCGCTTCCTCCTTGTGGCTGTCAAAGGCCGGTCTTAGGTAAGGATGCGGCGGCGTGCGCTTGCCGCTTCCGTGTGGCCCTGCGTGCCCATACGCGACAAACGGCGGATAATACACCTTGCCCTCCGGCCAGTCCTTCCGGTGGTTGCCGGTCGTTGCTTTAAACACACCGCCGCTTTTTACCAAAACATAAGTCTTAATCGTACCTTTCAGCGTGCCGGTTTTATAGGGAGCGTTTATTATCGCGGCCTCTTCAATCGGTTTCATGGCGTTTATTAAAATTTCTTTAATCTCGCCCCTTGACAGCGCCTCGGCCGCCCTTTCAAGGTCCCGCTCAAACTCCACAAGGTTTTCATAGTTAAAGCCGCTCATATTTTCACATCCCAGATATGGTGTATGTAACCGCTGTCCTTTTCAAACAGGCTGCGCCGGGCAACCACCGCCGCCCCGCCCTCGTCCAGCGTTTGGGTAATCAGGTCAACAACAGGGTCATGCTCATCCTTGGTGTAGCGGTCCACCTGCACATACACGTCCGAATCGCTTATGCGGTCGTCCGCCGTTTCAAACACCCGGTTATAGTCGCTCCAAACGGTGTAATTTCCGCTCTCAAGGCTCATATACCGCTTGGCTTTGGGGTCGGCCTCAAGCAGCAGGTTCTTAAACTCGGTTAAGGTCATCACGTCACCGCCTTTAAGCTCAGGTCGCTTATCAGCTCCCCGCTTTCGTCGTCCCGTCCGTGGTATACCCGCGTCACTTCATAGCGCTTGTCAGGCTCGGTGCTCAGCTTTACCGCGTGCAGGTTGGTAATCTCCCGGTTCTGATGGATGCGTATCCTCGCGGCCACGCCCACATCCTCCCGGTGCTGTGTCTCGTACTCCGGGTTGGTCCCGAAGTCCAGCTCGCCAAACCAGCTTTCGTGAAACTTCACCGGCTCTTCCTTGGGCATGCCGCCCGGCTCGGAGATGTCTTCCATCCGGTACACCGTACAGATGCCCTTGTCCAAAATCACGGGCTCACCCCCGCGTCGGCGGTCTTCTGTTGCAGCCATCTTTCACGCCTTGCCAGGCTCAGCCACTGCGGCATCGGCCCCGGCTTGTCGCGGTTCTGGTATTGCCACACCACGATATCCGCAAGCAGTACCGTGTCCCTGGTATCGGCGGTGTCAATCACAATGCCTGTGGCCTCCAGCTCCGATGCCGCCGCCTGTATTCTGGAACGGAGGTAGTTATCCAGGCCGGTATCGGAGGCCAGGCGGTTAAGCCTGGCCTTCACGATATCCAGCACTAATTGGGTTTGCTCTAAGTTCATCAGGCCGATTTAGGCACAGACGCGGCCTTGCCGGTCTTGATGGCCAGTCCGGCGCTGTTCAGCTCAACCACGGTGATGATCTTGCCGGCGGCGGCTTCGA